GGTCGAGAACGATCCGGACGCGCCCCTACCGCCGGACATACTCGGCCGGGACGAGCTGGGGGACTCACTCGCGGCGCCGGCGACGGTTCAGACGAAGCGCGGGGACGTGTGGATCCTCGGATCCCATCGGTTAATGTGCGGCGACTCGACGGACGCGGGCCAGGTGGCGAAGCTTTTGGACGGCTCCGCGCCTCCTCTGGTGTTCTGTGATCCACCGTATGGGATGAAAAAGGAAAAGGATGGAGTGCAGGGGGACAATAAAAACCTTGTGGACCTCCTGGAATTCAATAAGAAATGGATGGCCGTGGCCCTCGAGGCCATGCCAGAGGTGGGATCGTTTTACGTGTGGGGGATCGACCAGCCGTTAATGGACATCTATGGGGAGATCCTCCGGCCTCGCATCGCGGAAAGTGAGATCACATTTCGTCAGCTGATCACCTGGGATAAAGAAAGTGCGATCGGTCGGACGTCCGAGGACATGCGAATGTTCCCACCGTCGGACGAGAAGTGTCTTTTTTTTATGAAGGGGGTGCAGGGATTCAACACGAATCAAGATAATTATTTCGAAGGCTGGGAGCCCCTCCGCGTTTACCTGCTCGAGAGCCGGGAGGCCATGGGGTGGGACGTGCCCACCATGAAAAAAATCGTAGGACATACGGACCTAACGCGGGACCACTGGACCAGCCAGTCGCAGTGGTCGTTCATTCCGAGGTATTGCTACGAAGCATTACAGGCCGAGGCGGCGCGGGTTTGCGCTGACAAATCGGAGAAGGTGACGGCGTTCGCGAAAAAGTACGAAGCATTCCAACGGTACTACGAGGAAATAAAAGCGGAGTTCGATAAAATCAAAGCTCAGTATTATTCCACTCGGGCCTACTTCGATAACACTCACGACAATATGATGAGCGTGTGGCGCTTCCCCAGGACGTCAGCGGAGGAGCGCGCCCAGGCTGGAGGGCACGCCACGCCCAAGCCGATCCAGCTTTGCGACCGTGCGATCCGCTCGAGCTCCCGCCCTGGGGATACTGTTCTGGATCTGTTCGCCGGGAGTGGGTCCACACTCATCGCCGCGGACCTGGCCGGCCGCCTGTGTTGTACCATGGAAATCGATCCGGGATTCTGTGACGTGGTCCTCCGGAGGTGGGCGAACCTCTCCGGGGTTATGCCTGTACGAGTGAGGGACGGCCGACAGTTTGAAATAATTGGGAACCCCCGTGGGTAGGCGCGCGGTCAAAGGGAAGTATGGGAGAGCGGTCCCCCAGTCCGAGCACCTGGTACCAGACGATCAGCTATTGAACGGCGGCCAGTACGGTCGCCACCGAGGCGTCGCACGCCAGCGAGTCATGTCCAATTTTCAGCAAGGGTTGATCAATCGATACATGGACAGCAAGGGCGCGCCGATGTATCACGCCGCCACGTGTGATCAACAGTGGCAGGAAATGAGCGAGCCGTCCACGGTGTCCGTGGCCACCACCGGACAGAGGTCGCAAGGTATGACAGGCGCCGACGCGATGGAGATGGCGGGGGACTTCGCCCCGGTACCTGTTACTCCGGGAGCCACTCAGCCGGCAAAGCCGTTAACCGAGAAGGAACAGAAGGACAAAAAAGTCGATCTTGTTTACGGTCAGGCCCGAACGAAGGGCATGATCCATAAAGCCCAGATGGACGAGGTGAAGTTCCACAACATGACGGGCGGACTCGTGGACCGCGCCGGCGTGATCCAGATGGTCCAGGAAATGGGGAACATGACACGCGAGCGAGTTCTCGAAGTATCGGACAGCATAATCGACGACCTGTTCGGATTTTACGAGGAGAAGGAACTGGACTACGACGCCCGGAAAGTTAAAGCGCGGTTAAAACTTCGGGCGGATCTCGAGCGAGCTCTAACCACGATCGCAGATTTTCAGAAGGTCATGGAATCATGAACCCAGGCCGCGTCATAATGCTCCCGCCATCCCTCGCCGGGACTGGGGTGGAGGACGTCCGGGCGAAGTTCTGCGACGCCATCCGTCCCATACTGCAGCAACGTGTCGCCGAATACGCGGACGAATTCCGGATGCTCTCGAGCGCGAGCACGTCGATCCCTGGGAAGTGGGTAACGGATAGGAACCCACCGGCGCGCGAGATCATGGACTGCCTGTCCCATGATCATCCGTGCAACGATGTTGTGCTGGTGGCGTGTACCCAGTGGAGCAAAACGGAGATAATTTTAAACCTGATTTTTCAAAAAATGCAGCAAGCCCCATGCCCGATCCTGATCGTACAGCCCACGATCAACGACGCAAAGAAATTTGTGAAGCAACGGATCAACACGGCGATCAAATTGATGCCAGAGATCCGAGATAAGATCGGCGGACTGGACGACAAAAAGGGCGGCGACTCGATGTTCTACAAAGAGATCGACGGCGGCGCTCTCATGATCGGGTGGAGCAATTCCGTCTCGAACCTGTCGTCCACTCCCATTTTTATTCTGGTAATCGACGAGGCGGACAAATACGCGCGGGATGTTGGCGGCCAGGGGTGTCCGATTGCACTGGCCGACGCCAGGACGGAGAACTTTCCGAACGCGAAAAGGTTCTATACTTCGACGCCGGCGAACGAAATCGGCTCCAGGATCTGGCCCAGGTACCTCGCCGGGGATCAGCGTCTTTACCTCGTGCCTTGTTGGCACTGCAACCACATGTTTTGGATGGACCTGGATCGCCTCGAGTGGGAGACAACGGAGTCGGGGATCCTTGTTCCTGGTTCGATTCGCATGAAGTGTCCGGCCTGTGAATACGAAAACGAGGAGCGCCACCGCCGTAAAATGTTGGAGGAGGGGGCGTGGGTGGCTCAGAATAAAGAGGGAGAATACCCGTCGTTCCGGATCAACGACCTGTACAAGCCGGCCCCATGGGGCTCGTGGTCCAAATTTATAAAGGGATACCGGAAGGCCAAAAAGTCCGTCCATTCGTTCAAGGTATGGGTGAACACGAAGCGAACTTTACCATGGAAAGAAAAAGGGACGAGCGCGGATCACGACGTGTTGTACAACCGGCGCGAGCTGTACGAGCACGAGGTACCCGAGGAGGTTCTGATCCTCACGGCTGGGGTGGACGTTCAGGACGACAGGCTCGAGGCCGAGGTCGTCGGGTGGGGCCCGGGCTTCGAAAACTGGGGGATCACTCGCGTGTGTTTCTGGGGCGACACCTCACAAGATAAAGTATGGAAGGACATGGACGAGTGGCTCAAGCACTGGTACGAGCGTCCGGACGGGAGTCGCCAGTACGTGGCAGCCGCGTGTGTGGACGCCCTGGGCCACCGTACAGAAAAAGTCTACACATGGTGTAAGCCTCGCGAGCTCCGGAGGATCTTCCCAGCGTACGGACGAGGCGGCGAAGGTCTCCCGATCCTCGGCCGTGTTACGAGACGACACAAATCAGGCTGTTACCTGTTCCCGATCGGATCCAATACGAGCAGCGACGAGATCGTATCCGGCCTGATCGTGGAGAGTCCGGGACCTAATTACAGCCACTTCCCCAAGAATGGGGAGTACGATAAGGAATTTTTTAAACAGCTCACGGCGGAGACTAAGGTGTTGGAAACAAAGGACAATAAAGAACATTACGTATGGCGAAAGAAGCGGCCGAGAAATGAAGCATTTGACATCCGCAAGCTAAATCGTGCAGGATTGGAGATAGCCAGTGTCGATCTGGACAAAATGACAAAACCATATTTGGCGCAGCCCGCGGTCTTAACCCCACGAAAAGCCAGAGCAAGAGTACGAAGCAAAGGGATCAGACCTTGACTACGAGCTGCGACCCGATAACCCTCGACGAAGCGACCGACATGTTTACGGCGTACAAGGCCGCGGCGCTCGCCGTCAGTAAGGGCCAGAGCTACAGCATCGACGGCCGGAGCCTTACGCGCGGCGACCTCAAAGAGATCAATAATCAATTGCAGTACTGGCGCGGCCAGGTGGCTCGCCTGTGTTTGACAGGGAAAAGCGGGCCGACCGTGAGAAGGGCGATCCCTCATGGGTAAAGGTCGCTTAAATATGGCGAGACGTGGCGCCGGCCTAGTGGCCTCTATGGCTTCCCAGCTGTTTGGAAATATGGGAAGCCCGAACGGAGCGTACCAGGGAGCGAGCTCTACGCGTCAGGCCCTCCAGGCGTGGAGGACTTCACAGGGTTCCGCGGATCTGGACGTGCTCTCGAACTTGTCCACCCTCCGATCCCGTTCCCGCGATCTGGTTCGAAATGTTCCGACGGCCGCGGCCGCCGTGAGAAAGAAAACGACGAACGTCGTCGCGACGGGATACAGATGGAAACCACGACTAAACGCGGAGAGGCTGGGGATCTCACAGGAGGAAGCGAGGGCCAAAGAAAAAGAGCTCGCCTTCATTTTCCACATGTGGGCGAAGTCGAAAAACAGCGACGCCACCAGGACGAACAATTTTTACCAAAACACCGGCCTCGTTTACAGATCACAAATTGAGAGCGGGGACGTATTCGCCGCCCTTCCATTTATCGAGCGCCCCACGTCGTTCCTTGACGTGGCGATTAAACTCATAGAGTCAGACCTGTGTCGAAATCCCTCGTTGAACATGCCCACCCGTAAACTGGTGGGGGGCGTGGAACAAGACGAGTGGGGCGCGGCGATCGCTTACTGGTTCGCGAAGGCTCACGTCCAAGACATCGATCCGGCGGACTTCCTTCTGTCTGATTCCGTCAGGGTTCCAGCGTTCGGAGACGAGACGGGCCGCCCCATGGTTCTCCATGTGTTCGGCGCCGACCGTCCGAACCAGCGCCGCGGGATCCCGATGCTCGCGCCAGTGATCGAGCCGTTAAAAATCGCGGACGGTATTCGGACGCGGAACTGATGGCCGCCGTTGTCGCTGGGATGTATACGGTATTTATTAAGACACTGAGCGGAACACCCGAGAGCGGTGGCAACGTGCCCGAGTCCGCGAAGGTCGGGGCCGACGCGAGCACCTCGGAGAAGATCGGCGGAGATTATGAATTAAGTTACGGCGGCGTGGTGGACCTAGCTCAGGACGAGGATATCAGCACGGCGAACCCAGGGCGCCCGAATCCAAATTTTGATCCGTTCATGTTTTCTATTTTAAAGGAAGTGGGCGGCGTCGTCGGTATGGGCGCCGAGATGATTCAGGGATATTATCAGAGCAGTTACACGGCCGCGCGCGCCGCGTTCGTAGATGCGTTCCGAGGGTTCACAGTAGACGCCGCGAACATGAAGGCGGATTTCTGCGAGCCCGTTAAAAATACAGTTTACATGAACGCCATACTCAGGGGCGCCGTGGACCTCCCGGGCTATTTGGATTCGCCTCTGATGCGAGCCACCTGGGAGGAGGGCGAGTGGATAGGGATGGCATACGGCCAGCTTAATCCGTTCGTGGAGACGAAGGCCTACGAGTTAAAAGTCAAAGAGCAATTCATGAGCCGACAGAAGGCCGCCCAGGAATTGAACAGCGAAGGATACGAACAGGTCGTCGACGAGCTCGCCGAGGAACAAAGAATCAGGGACGCGAAGGGCGTGGCCACTCCTGAATCCGCCGGCGTGCCTGTAGTCATCGCAGCGCCGCAAGCTCCACAGGTAGAGGGCGCTCCCGTTGAAACCGATACCGATACGGACACCGACACTGACGAGCAGGAGATCGAAGATCTCGGCGGAGAGCTGACGGACGAGGAGGCGGCGACGGTTAAAACCATCGCGGACGCGTACGGAATAACGACACGCTCCGGCGTCACCACTCCACAGACTAGCGACGAGAACTGGTTCCGACGCCTCATGAAACTCCCAGCGGCCTCGACGGAAGTGGAAGAATTTTGGGGAACCTCCGGAGGTATTCGCCGTCCGATAACCCTCGCGAAGGAAGAAGCACAAACGGCCCAGGGCGTAGAAGAAGGCGAAGTAGAAGAACAGGAAATAGATAACGGAGGCGGCGATGCCGGACAAAATCCAGAGCAGTAAAAGAATGAACGCGCCGGAAGCGATGGCCGTGGCACCTCACGCTATAGATCGAATGATCCACGCCCTCCAGTTTAAACCGTCCAATATGGAGATCGGTGGCTGGGATGGAGGATGGACCCACGCCGGGAACGTTAAGAGCTATACGCGGAGCAATATCGGGATCATTGAAATCAATGATGTTCTTTTAACTCACGACGACGTGAGGGCCTATTCCCAATGTTTGACCACCTACGAATCGATCGCGCTCGAGCTGTTCCGGATGGTAGAGGACGAGAGTGTAGACGGTGTGATCCTCGCCATTGACTCACCAGGTGGGAACGTGTCCGGAGTCAACGAGCTGAGCGATTTTGTATTCGAAGCACGCGACCGGCTCCCCCTTGGGATTTATACCCACGCCATGGGAGAGATCGCGAGCGCGGCCTATATCATCGGTTGTGGATCTAGCGAGATCATAATGGATCCGATGGCAGTGGCCGGATCAGTGGGCGCCGTTCTGGGAGTACCGAAGGACGACCCCGAGGATCTGGTAGAGATTTTTGTCTCGAGTATCTCCCCGCTCAAGTGGGCGGACCCCGAGAGCAAAGAAGGGGCGGCGGAGTACCAGGGCACCGTGAACGCCATCGGAGATCTGATCGTCGAGAAGGTGGCCCGAAATCGTGGCGTGAGTGTTCAAAAAGTAATCAGTGATTTCGGACAGGGTGGGGAACTGGTAGGACAACAAGCAGTAGACGCGGGCATGGCCGATTCGTTGGGCAGCCTTGAACAGGTAATAACAGCAATGAGCCGTGCCACGGTCAGTGGCACGGCTCAAACACAGGAGGAAAGTATGGGTTTACTTTCGAAAAAAACAACAGAAATAGCAACGGCCACAGCTCCACAGGCTCCCGCGGCAACACCAGCCCCAGCTCCGGAAGTAGCTCCGGCGCCGGCTCCCGTCGCCACAAGCGACGACGCCGTTCTGGCTGAGCGTTCCCGGATCTCCGGTATCGTGGAAGCTCTCCAGGGGACAGGCCTCGAGGCCAAGGCCGGCGGATACATCGCCGCCGGGACGTCGATCGATCAGGTTAATTCCGAGATCGTCGCCCACCTCAAGGCGAACCCGATCACCGCGGCCGCGCCAGCGGCCGTCCCAGTGGCGCCCGTGGTTCCAGTAGTCGCCGCGGCCGTGGCTCCCACCACTCTCCAGGCGATGGCGTCCGAGAGCGCGCCGGCCAAAAAGATCGAAGCCGGAAACGGTGGAGACCTGGACGACGAGAAAACCGCGGCCCTCAAGGCCGTAAAAAGCGCATGGGCTCAAGGGGCCCAGAGCGCGATCGCTAATCATAGCGGCAACTCGAAAAAGGAGGTGTAACCATGGAAGTCATTGGAACACGAACAAGGGACAACCTGATCGCTGGCGACATGGACATCGACACCGATGAAGTAACGCTGGCCGCAAGTCAAACACTTTTACGAGGCGCCGCGATCGGGATCGTATCCTTCGGAGCAGTAACTGCAGCCCCCGGTGCTAACACGGGCGACGGTACCGTGACAGCTCTGGCCACGGTGGGCGGAACTATTAAGCCCGAGGTGGGCGACTACAACCTGGAATGCGTTGAGGCTGGAGTCGGCGGCCGAGCAGTCGGCGCGGTTACTCCGGGCGGTGGTAACGCCGGCGACGGGACCGTGACAGGGTTCGCCGTTGGCGCTGGCAAAACTCCGAAGGTGGGGGACTTCTCCCTGCTGTGTACCGACGCGGAACCGGGCGGAACCAGTTCGGCGACGACCGCAGCTGGCGGAGGCGATACTGGTAACGGTACGGCCAGCGCCGTAACCACAGGCGGGGAAGTTGTCGCAGGTGTTTACGCGGTCACCTGTACAGACGCTTCCGTATCCGGTTCGGAAATTTTCCAAGTGTTTGATCCCAACGGCGTAAGGCTCGAGGATCTTACGGTCGGCGTGGCGTATTTAAACACCCACTTCGGCATGACCATTTCTGACGGCTCCACCGACTTCATCGTTGGCGATAGCTGGGACGTTACGGCCGTAATCGCAGACGGTGGACTGTTCAAACTGACCGACCCAGATGGCGTGACACTTTTGGACGACATCCAGTTACCGGGAACACCTCTCGGCGTTATTGCAGTAGCTTCCGGTGGAATCGAATTCACGATCACAGATGGCGCCGCCGACTTCGCGGCCGACGACGTGTTCACTCTGGCGATAGCAGCCACAGAGCTCGGCGGTGGTACCTTCAAACTTGAGGACCCCCAGGGCTCTCTCCTCTCCAACGGCCTCGTAATGGCTGGCGGCGCTGGCGTGGCGACAATTTTCAAAATCGCTGGTTTGATTTTCACGATCACAGATGGCGCCGCCGACTTTATAGTTGGTGATTTGTTCACGTTGACCGTGGCCGCCGGATCAGGTCAGGCCAAAGAAGTCGACGACAGCGCGGTGGACGGGACTCAGTTCCTTGACTCCATCCTCGCCGAGGACTCGACAGTAGGGGCCGGAGTTACTTTGGTATCTCCCGTCTACAAGACCGGACAGTTCAACGAAGATTCAATAACTTTCGCCAGCGGAACAGTGGCAGCGTACAAAGACGCCGCCCGCCTCCTGGGGATTTTCTTCAAACCAGTAGTTACGCAATAGCGTAGGAGGCAGCCATGATCGACATTTATGAACCAGTCGTAATGACAGACGCATTGATCACAAATTTCCCCCCGTTCATGTTCTTAACGAACACGTTCTTCAGCGAGAGGAAGTTACACCCCACGAAGTTCGTTGACTTCGACGTCCAAAAGGGTAAGCGCCGGATGGCTCCCTTTGTTTCCCGCAAAATGGCCGGGAAGCTGATCGAGCGGACGAACTTTACGACCAAACGGTTTGAGCCCCCATACATCAAACCCAAAATGATAACCACTTCCGAGGAGCTCCTCAAGCGTCTCCCCGGTGAATCCACCTATGTGCAGGATGGATCGAACGCTCCGGCCGCCCGTGCGGCCAGGATTCTCGGTGAGGATGTTACTGAACTTCAGTTTATCATCAATCGCCGGATCGAGTGGATGGCGTCCCAGGCGTTGTTCACTGGCAAGGTTCCAGTAGTTGGCGACGGCGTCGACTATGAGATCGATCTTCTGTACACCGCGGACCAGCTCAAGACACTCACCGGGGCGGCTCGCTGGTCCGAAGTGGCCACCGCGGATCCCGAGGGCGATATCACCGATTGGAAACGCCAGATTAAACAGCTGACCGGCAAGATCGCACGCACTGCGATCCTTGGCCGCAACGCCGCCACGTCCGTCGAGGACAACACGAAGATGCTGGCTAAACTTGACAACAGGCGCACCGAGGCCGGCCTCCTGAAATACGAGAGCCTTCCCGAGGGCGCTGAGTACATGGGCTTCCTGGCTAAGCCTGGCGTCGAGCTTTTCACTTACGACGAGTGGTACGTCCCCGACGCAGCTCCCACAACCGAAGTGGAAATGGTTCCCGAAAACATGTGCCTCCTGGGTTCCCAGCAAGCACGCGCACGCCGACACTACGGAGCGATCTCCGATGTCGAGGCGGGCAATTTTGAGGTGGAAACTTTCGTAAAATCATGGGTCGAAAAAGATCCGAGCGCCAGATTTGTAATGGCACAATCCGCCGTTGTGACAGCCATCGAGGAGCCCGAGGCCTTCGTCGCCGTGGTTGTTCAGGACGCAGAATAAGGAGCGCAACGTGGAGGAAAAAATTAAAATTCGAATCACCAGGGGATCCGTAATAACGGGCACACGGAAAGATCGCAAAGAGTACACCGATAAAAGTGGCGTATTTGATGTTGATCAATCCACGCTGGAGTCTATCAAGGGATCACAAAATTGTGATTTCGTAGAAATTGAGGATCACTTCTCCGACGAGGACGGGGGACCGAACGAGGGAACGGTACGGTGGTACCGACAGGAACTGGATAAACTCGGCGTAGAGTTTAACCGGGAGGCCAGGAAGGTCGAGCTCGTCGAGCTCCACTTCCAGGCTACAGACGGGCAGTAAATTATGAACGACTTCATGGACGAGCTGGATCAGGATTTGAACGATAATTTTTTTAACCTCGAGGAGTTCGGGGAAGAAATTACGTACAGACCTGTCAGCGGATCCGTGGAGTCAGTCATACAAGGCCTGTTTGATGCCGAGTTCTCCAGCGCCTCGACAGAGGCGACAGAGGATGTCAGCGACCACCGTCCACACTTGACGTGCAGGGAAATCGATTTAGAGACAGGGGAGATCCTGAGCGGGGATCGCTTCGTTATTCGCGAGATTGAATACCGACCAGCCGAGGACAACTCGAACACGCAAGGCGTGATCCGTGTGTACCTCCATGAGGTGGGCGCGTGAATAATATAAAAGCCATACGGAAGGCCGTGATCCAGAAATTGAAGGACGAGAACATCCCGCGAATAGCTGACACAGACA